CCCAAACCGGTATGCCCGCCCTGGTTCCGGGTTGCCGCGACCGGCTGGCCTTCAAAGCTGGACGGGGTGCGGAGAAGGTCGAGCAGCATCATTTTACTCGTCATCCTCCACAATGCGCTTGACATGCCGCACTTTGGTCACAAGTTTCTTTTCAAACACGACGCCGGGGGCCTTGATCCCGCGACGGTTTACGATTGTGCCGCGAACGGGAACAAGTTCTTCGACTTCTTCTTCGATCCGGTCAAAAACAACGCGTCTAGCCACTGACGTATTCCCTTCTGCGAAGCATTCGAATGGTTCCCGCGTCCAAGTTGCCGGTGTCGAAACTGAAACGGGCCTTGGAAACGGTCTGCTTGGTCGCGTCGCTGAATTGAGTGTCAAGCCCGCTTGAAACCGTAACGGTCCCGCTATCTACTCGAAAGACATGACCCTCAGAAATCCACTTCGTGCCATGAACATATTTGGAAATGCGCGGCCACTCGACTTGAATGATGCCCTGCATTACTTCCGTCGCAGCCGTGAACCCTGACAATATCGCCTGATCCGTAAAGTATGCCGCGTCGGTGTCACGATATAGCGAAATGCGAAATTCCGTAGCCGCGCCGCTGGACGAAACCCCGTCGATCACAAACGCATATTCATAGCCATCTTCGAACGTCGGACTTTCGACGCTGGCAACAGCCCCATCATCTGAGAAATCATAAACGTCCCCGACTTCGACGCCATCCGTGTCCGCTTTATCATACGGATGCCATCCCGCCGAAAGCACGGGTGCGCCGCTGGACCCTTCCGCCGCCGCCCGCACGTTGTCGCGCAAGCCGGTCATGAGTGGCTGCGTGACCGGGCTATCCTGATCAATGTCGCCGTTTGCAATTTCAAGCCATGTGGTCACGATATTTTCCCTGCCTCTTGCCCGTCGCTCAGAAGGCCATTTGCATCACCAATATAGCAGTTTTTGAACGGCGCGCTATCATATCCAGGATAGTCTGCCGTCCCGCCTGCCATGATGTAATGGATGCGGCCATAGAGCGTGGTGTCCTCTGCCAGATACTCGATGATTTCACCGGGCACCTTTTCTTCGGCGCTAATGATTGTCCAATTGCGTTCTTGCCTGTCGCCGTATTGGTCAACATCAAGGTAGTGATTGATCTTGACCGTATCCCCGATCCAGTACGCCCGGTCCTTTGCGTCCAGCGCGAACCGCGCCTGAAACGGCACATCGACATAGCGCGTGATGATCTTTGACGCGGTGTTCTGCGCCAGAGCGTCCGTTGCCAGCCACCGGCCATACATCTTGCGAATGGACTTCTCGCCGTAAAGTTCGTCGGTTTCGCTTTCCAGGTCAGCAATGATATACAGGCTTTTGTAGGCGGTCCCGTCATCCTCAGCCTTGGTGAAGTCCTGCCGGTTGTAGTAAATCCAGATTTGCGACACACGTTCGCGCGGCTTTTCCGTGATAGCCATTTGGCCGGAAATGATGTTTGCGCTGTCCGTGATTGTCGGCGGTTCTGCATCGACGCCTCGAATGGATTTCCACTTGACCAAGCTGTCGCGTTCATTCCACCAGAGATAGAACATCGCCTGCTGCTGAAGCTCGGAAATCAGCGTTGAAACTGCGGTTGGTTCCGTGATCAACGCCGTGAGGGTGTAGAATGACATGTATTGGTCAAACTCCGCCGCCCAACCTGCCGTATCCAGCCAAGTCGGATCAACGCCCGCGTAAGTCGTCATCAGGTCTTCGACGATATCATCAGCCCGTTGCACGGTATAGCGCAGGCACTCTTGCACCGCCGTATCTACCGAATGAGCGCTTGCCGTGCTGTTGTCTGTTCCGCGCGTCACGCCGGTAAAGGTGATGCCGTTGGTGCTGGTCGCGCGCCCGGTATAGGTCATGATTTCATCACCTACGCGCAACGTGCCTGCCGCCGAATAATCCGCTTCAACCGCGTTTGCGACTTCAAAGCTTGTGGCGCTGTCCGTGATCGCCGTGTAAAGCAGGCCCGGCGAGGCAAGCGGTGCCTGCGCCTTGCGTTCTTCAAGGCGGGCAAGCACGTCTTTAGCCTGGATCGTGACATTGCCGCCCGCGTCAGGCCATGTGATGCTGTCCAGAAAAAACGTTCGCACGTTCATTTCATCCAGCGCCTGACCCTCATATCCCTCATACACCTTGATCACGATATTGCGGCGGTACTTGTTCCGAATGAGCCACCGCGTCCAGAACGACCCGCGCGACTTGTCTAGCGGGTTCCATGACCGGTCATCTACATAAGGATCGACAACCCTGTCGGTGTGCGGGTGGTCCTTGATGACGATAGAGCAAAGCGCCCGGTTTCCTATGCCCTGCGCGTCAAGGTTCGCACCAGCCAGATTTACCTTTGTGGGGCTGGTCGAGACGCTGACAAGAGACGGAATGAGATAAACCGGCATAGTCGCGTCAACATCAGTCGTCGCATATGCGAAATCGCCGCCGCCAAGAAGTGCGCCGTCTTTGTGTTGCGCCTGCGACCTGTTGAGGGTCGGCAAAATGCCGTCCTTACCAAAATACAGGCTGAGATGGGTGCCAAGCGCAAAGTTCGCCGTGTCTTGGCAGGTGAAACGGGTGTTGTAGCAAGTCAAATCCCGGTTTTCATATGGGTTAGCTGTGCAAACTTGGATCGAGTAGATATCAACATCAAGGTCGCTGCCATCGGCAATATCAAAGCGCAGTGCGTCGATATCATTGCCCTGCCACATCGTCGCGTAGGTGCTACTATCCGACAAATCCCAAACGGCCATGAACTCGTCGCCAGACTGCAAACTGTCAAGCTGCACACCTCGCCAAACACTGGAAAGGTTCATTGCGGCGGCAGGCTGTGTGGTGCCTGGGTTTTGCCCTGCTGCGTTAGACCAATACAAAAGGAAAGCAATACTGGTCCCCGCGTTCCATTTCCCTCGCAAAACAACATACCGAAAATCATCGCCGGAAAATGTTGTAATGCCTGCACCGCCGTAACTGCTTTGCCTCAGTTGAGGATCAGGCGCGGTCGCAGCAAGGTTAACCCCTCCAGAAATAACCGTAAGATTTGCGTTTATGCCTGAATATGTCCCAACCCCAAGAGAGAAATCTTGTGCTAGGTTAGTGTTAGCAACCGTCCCCAGCCCCCCATTGCATGGGGTAGCGGCATACGTGTTTTCGCAAAACGGCTGCTGGATTTCGACGATCTGGATTGGTTCCCGGCCCGGTGTCGTTTCGTCAAACATCAGTCATAGCCCCTCGACCGGATTGACATGGACACGCTCATAAGATCGCGGATGCCCATATTCTGCGGGATCGGTGTTTCATCCAGCATGGCATAAGCAACGTCTCCGTTATCACCGGGACGCCACGCAATCCAAAATGGTTCGCGCTCAGACGCAAGTTGGAAATCACGCCAATTGTTGCGCACCCATGCCGTTGTCAGGTGCTGCCATGCGTAGTCAGTCGCGCCGTATGTGCGCTGGATGGACCGGCCCAGAAACTCGCCTGTCTCGCTGTAGTTGCTCCGCATGACGGTTTGCCGTGCCGTGTTGATTGGCGCGTGACCACCGAACAGCGGGCGCTGCATTTGCATCGACAGACCGAACTTGACAGCGCCGATTGTCGGGGCTGTTCCGCTGCTGACCTGAATGCGCCACCGCTGCCGCGTCTGTTGCCCGAAAATGCACATGATCGGCGCGTCGGACGTGATCGCAGTAGCCGGGATAAGGCCAGACCAGCTTGACCCGTTCCAATACTGCACTTGCAGCGTGTTGCCGTTGGTTCCCATTGTGTGCGCCGCGATGCAGCAATAATCGCAAGTTGCAGTCGAGCCGTGGTCATATTCCCACGTCGCGGAAAGGCTGGACGGCTTCCACTTCTCATAGGTCAGCGAGTTATCCGGCCCGTCCGCGAAATAGCCCGTTGCCGTGCTGGACGCCGTGACAGTGCCGCCGGTCAGCCAGTTCATGCTGTGGGCAATCCGCGCATGGGTTAGCGGCTCGTCAGAACCCGGCAGGCTATAGCTGGTTTGGAAAATGACCGTCATTAGACAACCCTCACGATGGCACCATCCTCTACAGATTCATTTATCGCGTTAATCAATTGCAATACCTGATCCCGTGAGAACATGTTTCCGCCGGTTAGCTGGATCGCCACATTGCGCGACACTTGCGGGCTTTGCGCCGCCCCGCCGCTTACAGCACCACCGCCAGCCGCGCCGCCACCACCGCCGCCTGCACCGATAGACTTGATGGAATTGGCAAAGCCGATGCCCGTAGCTAGTAAAGCCGCAGCTTTACTTGCCTTGGCGAACCATGGCAATGTCGGGTCCGCAAGGGCCTGAGACGCAGCCCGATACGCATTGACAAGGGCCTCTGCCGCGCCGAATGCCTGCGCTACCCGCATCGCCCGTTCATTGGTCTGCCCGATGGCCGCTGCAATCTTCTGACCAGACTGCAACACGCTTGTCAGGGCGTCGCCATGGCCCGCCCCACGAATGGCCGCTAGTCGCGATTGATATTCTTCCTCAAGGCGCAAGCGGGCTTCGTTGTGGCCGCCAATCGCCTCAAGTTCCGCTTCGTTCGCTTGACCAAGAAGCGCAAGGCTTTCCTCGTACCACACTTCAAGCGTTTCGCGCTCAGTTTGCAGGCTTTCGACAAGGGCGGCAATTCGACCACCAAAGGCAGAGCCACCTCCGCCGCCCCCACCGGCACCGGTCGGCGCAGCCGGGAACCCCATATCACTACCTGCGCCCGCAACTGGCCTTTCTGGCATTCCCAAAGACCCACGGCCCGCACCAGCGCCGGTCGCAAACACAGGGAAAATGGCGTTTGCCAGTCCCGCAGCTTCATCCCCGGCCCGCGAAAGCGCAACGCCAACGTTGATCGTCGCCGTTTCCAGCGCATTCATCTGCGCAAGGGCTTCCTGCAACGGCTCCGGTATCCGCCCAAGCTCGATATTGTTTGCAACAAGCAATTCGCGGATACGTGCAAGCGCACGGCGCTGCTCTGGTAGGGTATTCGCGCGGCCAAGCGACTGGAATGCACCGGCCATTTCAACGGCGGCATTGCCAGACAGCCCGAATTGTCGCGTGACTTCCCTTGCCGCCCGAGACATATCATACATCTCGTTTGTGCCGGTATCGCCCAACTCCTGCACAACCCGGATATTCCTTACAATCCGGTTCGTCAGCGTCTGCAAGGAACCTTCTGTAACCGATGCAGCGAAAAGCGTCTCAGCCCGCGCTTGGGCAAGCCTCAATTCCTCAAGGGCAAGTTCCCTGATCCGCTGCGAGAACCGGCCGTATTCCGCGCCAAGCTCAGACGTTGACATATGCAGAATGCGGGTTGCACGTTCGACACGGCCCTGCACCGCCTCCAAGGCCTCCAGCGCCTGTTGAAAGTCTTGCGTCCGTCGCGTCGTTTGCTGCATTGCAAAGGCAACGGCGGGGATGCCAACAGCGGCAAGCGTACCGATCACAGCACCAATGGCACCAAACGCGCCAGCCAATTGCGGCAACTGCTGCGCCATTACAGTGCTGGTTCGCGTTCCAGCCTGCATCTGCACCGCAATATCCTGCAACTGAAAGCTGACTTGCTGAATGCGCCCGCGCGTCTGGTTCGACACGTTGCCAAGATTGCGCAGCGACCCGCCAAAGCCGGTTGCAGCGCGTTGGGCAGTCGGGGCCGAACCCGCAACCTGCCCGAGCCGTTCATTGACGCGCCCTAGACCAGCCTCAGCCTGCCGGGTATCCGCGCTAACTCTAACCTCGATTTCAGGAAGTGCCATTAGCAAACCTCAGCAATTCGTCGGCCTCATCCTGCGTGAAATGGCCCTTCTTGCGGGGCATTGACGCCGCGCGATGGCCGATCTCCAACAAGACTTCACCCAAGGTCATTTCCCAGAACTCGGAAGGCTGTATTTCAAGAGCGCGGGCGGATAAATACAGGTTATCCCAGTTTATTCCGTCGCTGCTTTCTTCTCCTGCCCCGGCTTTTCCTCCGGGGCTGGCAGGTTTTTTAGCGCACTCGGCGGCACAATTGCATCACAAACTTGCCCCGCAATGGCAAAGTAGCCCTTGCCCTGATTTCCGTAGAAGTCAGCCATCAACTCGCTAAAAATCTCATCCTCGCTTGCCACCCCACCCGCAGACCGGATGAATTCGCAAAGGATAAACGCCGTTTCAGACGCAAGAACGTCCGTGCTTGCCCTGCCCAGATAGGACACAAGCGGAACCTCGCGTTCAATGCGGCGAAGCAATTTGTTGGACGGCGTGACATTGTATGCCTTGCCGCCCCATTTGATCTCGACTTCCCGAAAAACTGACATGGTGTTCCTTACGCTGTCGCGGTGAAGGTGATGGAACCGGCAGACATGATGTTGCAGGTGAAGGTTGTCGGGTTGCTTCCCTCTTCACCGGTCAACTCGAAATTGCCAAGGAACCATGATCCTGCCCAAGTGCCGATACCGGGCATGGCAATGTCGAACAGGTGCGCCGCTGTCGGGCTGTCATCTGCCGCAAGCGCGACAAGCGTTCCATTGGTCAAGACGCCCTCGACATTTGCATCCATCGACCACACGCCAATATCAGGCAGAAGGGTGCGAACGCCAGCATCGTCCTTGTCGGTAACGTCAATGGGTTCGCGGTTGATTGTCAGACTGTCAGTCCGAGCGCCAGCGATGGCCGTTGCGGTTCCGCTGGCGACCGTTTTGTATTTGATCCGCAGTTTGCGGCCTGCATATGCCATGGTTAGGCCTCCTGATAGATGATCCGAAAAGTGAGAATGTGCCGCCGGGTTTCGCCGTCAGCATCAAGGGCCGGATCGACGCCCTCGAATTGCGTAAGAACATGGGTCGCGCCCGCTATCGACAAATCCTGCCGGTGCAGAATAGCCGTGATGCGGTCAGAGATTTGCGCGCCTTCGTCGAAGTCACCAGCCCGCGACCAAACGTCGATCTGGTAAAGCTCATCACCGCCGATGATGCTTTTCGTATCCCATGGCGTAGCTGCCACCGGGAAGAACGTCACATAAGGGAAGAATGAATTATCGTCGGCATCTTCCTGCGGCACGTCTGGATAGATTGCGGGCGTGTCGGCCCATGCGGTCGATAGGTAGCCCGTCAAGGTCGCGTCACCGCTTAGAACGCTATAGAGCGCCGTTTGAACTGCGGTCTGCTTCATCGTGCGGCCCTTTTCAGGTTTTCAATGATGCGCTTGCGGAATTCCTTGGCTTCCTTTTCAGCAACCGGACGCCAAACCGGGCGCGCACCCATGCGGCGGGTGCCGTACTCAAGATACGCGGCATAGGCCAAGCGCGAACCCACAGTCGCTGAAAGCCGCCCAGGATCGACATAGACAGACGACACAAGCCGTCCCGTGTCCGTCATGGGCGCTTCACCCGGTGCGGATGCTTGGTGTGTGCGGCGCGGGTTGTATTTCTCATACACGCGACCCGTTGCAGGCCCGCGCGCAATCCGGCGCTTCACTTCCCCGTCAATTTCGTAAACGGTATCTTCCACCGCGTCGGCAACAGCGGCGTCAAACACTTCATCCAAGTTGCTAAACGCCCTGCGCAGTTCTTCCATCCCGGCAATCTCAATCCGAATGGTCATGTTGCCGCCCCGCCATCAAGGTCGATCACAAGCCACCGATCTGCGAATTCCGGGTTCTGGATGTACCGGATATTGTAGACACGGCTATTGAACGACACCCGGTCCTCTTCCGTCAGGCCCGAGAAATACCGCACCACAAGACGGTTTCGCGTTTTGGCTTCCACCCGGTCGGCCTGATATGCCTCAGACCCGCTCAGGGGCTTCATAAAGCCGCGTGTTGGCGCGCCAGACAGCGTGGACCAGCTTTCAGTAAACCCGCCGGTTGCCTTGCGCACTCGCGCCTTTCGCTGAAACGTTACGACATGCTTTAGAAGCCCGGAATGGTAATCGCAGCATTTCATATCGTTCGCCTCACCACGACAACGCTTGCCGTTCCGCTGTCAGCCCGTGCCCACACACGGGATTGCCCAGTTTGCTGCTGGCAGTCGAAATCCCACTTGGGCGGAAAGCTTTCGACAAGAATGGATGCAGCCGTTAGGGCCGGGGCGGTCGCGCTGGCATTGAAATGCAGTCTGACGTTTCTTGCCGTGCTAACCTGCAACGCCAACGCATTGTTGCCGCCAAGAATTTCCGTCCATGCGCCAGAAGACAGGGCAAAGGCCAGCGTCTGCATTAGACCCGCTTGATCTTGTATTGGCCCATGATTGAACCCGCCCCGCTATCGTGCATGGCGTCGCCCATGTCGCACATATCGCCGCGATGACTGTAGAGATAGGCCGCAAGCTGCTTCACGGCCCGCTTGAGCGGCGCAGGAACGCTTGACGCATCAGCACCATATCCCGCCGTATAAACAATCTCGATGGCATTGTTTGCCCGCAACGCGACCGGCCATGTTGCTCCGCGCTGCAACGTGATCCGCCCTGGCGTCTGATACGTATCAACATCAAACGTGCTGGCAATTGTGACAGCCGTGCTGGTCCCGTCCTCGTCGTATACGATCACGCTATCCACCGACGACAAAGGCCAGCGAGGCAAGCGCAAGTCGGTATAGGACGCGGGGCCATAGAGGTCAGCAATGGACCCGTCTCGGATGCCATCCCACCATTCCTCACGCCCGCTAGGCCAGCGATCAATTGCCATGCGCCAAGACTGGTCGATCATCGCAACGGCATAGGTGTTTTCAATGGCCTCGCGCGCCTCAGCCACAAGCTCGTTCGCATCAGCATCGGGCAGGCCAGTTGCATCCTCGCGCAAATAGTCGCGCAATTCAGCC